GCATGAAAGCAGCCGCGCAACGCTAGTATGGATGCAACTGCTGTAATGGCTGCGCCATTTAGCTAGGGGCTGCGCCCAAACCGTCAATCATCCCATTGCCCCCGACACCATGGCGACTCTTCGCTCTGATGTCATCATCCCCGAGATTTTCACGCCTTATGTCATTGAGCAGACCACTCAACGCGATGCCTTCTTGGCTAGCGGTGTGGTCCAGCCAATGGCTGAGCTGAACGCTACGGAAGGTGGTGACCTAATCAACATCCCCTACTGGAAAGCCAACCTATCTGGCGATTTTGAAGTGCTGACTGACAGCACCTCATTGACTCCTGGTAAGATCACTGCCGACAAGCAAGTTGGCGTCATCTTGCACCGTGGCCGCGCCTTCGAGTCACGCGATCTGGCGGCCCTTGCTACTGGCAGTGACCCCATGGCCGCCATCGGTGCCAAGATTGCCGACTACATTGCCAACCAACGACAGAAGGATCTGTTGTCCTGCCTGTCGGGTGTTTTTGGTACCCTTGGCACCAACGCATCAGCTCCTTTCGTTGACCTGACGATTGACGGCCTGAGCGCTGACACCCCCGTCGTGCTGTCTCCTCGCCATATTGCCGAAGCTCGCTCACTGCTGGGCGATCAAGGCGATAAGCTGGCAACCGTCTGTATGCACTCCAAAGTCTATTACGACTTGGTTGAGCGCCGCGCTATTGACTATGTGTCAACTGGCGAAGCTCGTGGCACCACCACCACCCAATCCGGTGGTTCAATTGCTGCTGCATATGGCGAAGATGTGACCGTGCCCTTCTACATGGGCCTGCGCGTTATCGTTTCCGATGATGTGCAAACCGAAGGCAGCGGTTCATCTACTGAGTACGCAACCTATTTCTTCACCCAAGGCGCTATCGCCAGCGGTGAGCAAATGGGGATGCAGACCGAAACCGATCGTGACATCCTCGCCAAGAGCGATGCCATGTCAATCGACCTGCACTATTGCTACCACCCTGTTGGTGCTAAGTGGGCGGTGACCACCACCAACCCAACCCGCGCTCAGTTGGAGACTATTACCAACTGGACTAAGGTTTATGAGACAAAGAACATCGGTATTGTTCGGGCAACAAACACCTCCAACTTCGATTGAGGTAACTAACCATGGCTTCTATCTTTGAGCTGGAGAATCCCGCCTTCGGGAACACCTACCGCAAGACGACTGTTACCACTCTGTCCGCCTCTGGCGCTCAGACCGCTACCGCAGCTCAACTGCTGGGCGGCGTTTTGGTTTCCGTTGCAACCGCAGCTTTTGCATTGACGACGCCTACTGGCGCCTTGATCTGCACTGCTTTGGATGCCGTCAACCAAAACGTCATTGGTATCAGCTTTGAGTTCACTATCGTCAACAACGGAACATCTACGTTCCACATCACCCTTACTGCCGCCGCTACTGGCGTCACCCTAAGTGGTGATGCGATCGTGGAAGCTGGTACATCTAGCACCTTCCGTGCTGTTGTGACTGCTGCAAACACCATCGTCATCTACAAGACCTGATGGGATTGTTCGCCTTCCGGCGACTGCGTAACCAGGAGGCTGCATCTTTGGATGTGGCCTCTTTTTCTACGCCGGAGCCAGCTAAGATAGAACCAACACCAGAACCTGATAATGGCGATCGTCCTAGTCGCAACAGCCGGCGGAAGCACGTCAAACACGTACCAGACGCTAGCTGATGCGCAGTCCATCATTGATGGCCTTATCGAGGATGGTGATGTAACTGCATGGGCAACGGCTACCACCGATGCAAAAAACCGTGCATTATACACCGCTGCGCAGAGGTTAGATCGTGAACGCTTTCTTGGTGCTCGCGCTACTGATACGCAATCAATGCAATGGCCGCGCACTGGTGTACGCAAACCTGACACCTACATCAACACCTACGCCGTTGGTTTTCCGTTTCGTATCACCACTGATTATTTCACCGATACCGAAATCCCAACGCAGATCAAGCAAGCTCAGGCCGTGCTGGCCGTCTTCCTAAACAACAACACCGATAGCCTTGGACTGTCTGGCCTTGAGGATTACAACAGCGTTAGCATCGGACCGATCAGCGTTACGGTCAACAGCAGTAGCCCGCAAGCTGGTGCCGATAAAATCCCGCCAATGGTTGAACGCTACCTAATAGGCCTTAGAATCAGTGGACCAGGCAACATCTCAATCCGCAGGAGCTGACCCATGTCGTTGATTTCCCCCGGTAGTGACGAGATTTTTGCTAGGCGCAGGACAGACGGCACCTATTCCGCCGGTATTGTCAGTGCTGGCTTCCGCACTACTGTTACGATCACACGTCCCAGTAACGCCACTGCATACACGGCAGGTGATGTTGTTGGTGATACCGGCGGCAGCGCAATACTTACGCTTAGCAACATGGGGCCCAATAGTGGCTATGTGCTAATTCAAAGCGCTGCATTAATTTTTAGCGATAGCGCAGTACCTAGTGGTATGGGTAGTTTCCGCGTGCATCTTTACAGCGCATCTCCTACTGCAATTGCTGATAATGCTGCATATGACCTAGTAAGCGCAGATCGATCGGCATACATGGGATACTTTGATTTCCCAGCTCCTGTGGACTTTGGTAGCACACTTTACACGCAGACGGATTATATTGGCCGCATGATTAAGATGGCAACTAGCAGCACTACGCTTTACGCTGAAATTGAAACTAAAGGCGCATATACTCCGGTTAGTGCTAGTACCGTTGAATTGCGTATTAGCACGCTTGAGGCTGGTCTCTGATGCGAGCGCTAGGAGCATCACGAACTAGCGTTGTTGCTGGTGGCATATTAGCCGGCAACTGGGCGCGTGATCCACTATGGAAAAATGCACGTGCTGTTCCAAGTTTGGACTTACGTTTTGCTGAAAATAAATCACTGACTGATGCCAAGACTGGCGCCAGTCTGGTCACCTTCACCCGTGCCAGCTCCGGCACCTACGTCGGCAGTGATGGGGTGTTGCAGTCGGCAATCACTAACGAGGCACGTTTCGACCACAACCCGATCACGGGTAAAAGCCTGGGCCTGCTAATGGAGGAAGAGAGGACGAACCTGATATTGCGGAGTGAGGAGTTTGATAATGCGAGTTGGACTAACGTAAGCACAACAGAGTCGGGCAACGTTGCAGTAGCCCCCAATGGAACGTCAACCGCTGATAAGTTAATAGAAAACTTGGGCGCCGGTTTCAAGTCAATAGACCAAACGGTTGCAATATCTGCATTAACTTATACTTTTTCAGTTTATGTGAAAGCAGTTGAACGCTCAATTGTTCAGTTGCTATGGTCCGGTGGCGCATCAACAAACTTTGCAAACTTTAATTTAGCCACAGGAACCGTAACCGCTGGTACATATACATCAGCAACTATTACACCCGCAGGTTCTGATTGGTTCAGGCTAAGCATTACAAGCGCACTTGCCGCTGGAAACTATAGCGGAATTGTTTCACTTCAAACAAATGCGTCAGCCACGCGAGCGGCAAGCTACACAGGCGACGGCACCAGCGGCCTGTTTCTTTGGGGCGCCCAACTAGAAGCCGGAGCCTTCGCCACCTCCTACATCCCCACCACGACCGCAACCGTCACCCGCGCTGCTGATGTGGCCAGCATTACCGGGACGAACTTCAGCTCCTGGTACAACCAGACGGAAGGGACGGTGTTTGGTCAATTTCTGCGAACAGCTTTGACAAACAGTCAGCAAGGTCGAGTCTTTAGCTTTAGTGATGGCAGCAACACCAACGCGATTGAAATTTATCAAACAGGTGTTTCAAACCCTTCTGCTCAAATAATTGCAACAACAACGCAAGCGCTTTGGACGCCTTCAGGCTTCACGGTTGGCACAAGTATCAAGGAAGTTCTCGGCTATCAGTTAAATAATTCAAACGCATCTTTCAACGGAAGTGCTGAAACTTTGGACACGGCTTGTAATATTCCCACCGTAACTCAAGCAAGAATTGGAGATCGTCAAGATGGAGTGCGAAATCTGAACGGCACTATCCAACGCCTCACCTACTGGCCCGTCCGCTTGCCTAACCCCACCCTCCAAGCCATAACCCAGCCATGACGCAGTTCCTACGATTCCCCGACGCTGACGCCTGGACCGCTGCTGCCACTGAGGCCGGGTTCATTACGGATGACACTCTGGTTGCCTACACGCATGACCGTGCGATCGACGTGGTTGGCACCATCACCCGTGGCGGTGAGTACAACCCAGAAACCGGCGAAGTGATCGTTGCGCCCACGGTGCTGGCTGGCTTCCACGTCAACTACATCGGGGTGCTGCCTGAGGGCTGGGAGCAGTTCCTGGTGGCGCCTAAGCAGTCGTGCCGGGTGTTTGCGTAATGGCACTTGCATCCTCGCTGCAAAAGACTGCATCCAAGCTGATGGAGAAGTTTGGCGGTGCATTGACCTATAGGCGCGTTAGTGGCGGCGCCTATAATGCCAACACCGGTGCAATTACGGAAACAACAACTGATTACAGCTTGCGCGGGGTATTGCAAGATGTCAAGGCGCGTGAAGTAAATGAACTGATCCAAGCCGGTGATAAACGCCTGTTCATTGCTGCAACTGATCTAGCAGTCACACCTAGCACCGCTGATCGGGTTATTATTGCCGCAGTGTCACATCAAATCATCAACGTACAAACAATCGAGCAAGATAACCAGCCGATTACCTATGAGCTGGTGCTGAGGGCTTAGCATGGCGCAAATCATTAGGCTAAGTGATTTTGGTACGTTCAGCGAACAGCAAGTAAATAAATTGCTGCGCGTTGTGGTATTGGAGACCGACCTAGAGCTAAAGATGCAAAGCCCAGTTGATACTGGGCGATTCCGTATGAGCTGGGTTGTAGGTGAAAATACAACCGGCAACTATGATGCAGGTCCGCAATCAAAATCTATGGGTGCATTTAAGGATCAAACATCACCACCGAAAGACCCCATACCAGGCTTGGCAGTAGGCATCAACTACACACCAGGCAGTGAGCGCGTTGGCAATTCCTATCACATCCATAACACGCTGCCATATGCAGAACGCCTAGGTAATGGCCACAGCACACAGGCGCCGGCTGGATGGGTGGAGCTGATCGCAAGGCAAATGGCAAATCGCGCTAGGCAACGGGCGGATCAAATCGGGAGGCAATCCTAATGGCTGCGATTGATCTTAATGCAATTCGTGCTGTCATTGAAGGCCGCCTAGCAACTGAGCTAGCCCTAGCGCCTGCTATTCCTGTTGTATTTCACAACATGGCATATACGCCCACACCAAGCAGCACATGGGTGCAATGCCAGGTCAGCTTTGGCAATAACAACTACGTCACGATGGGTACCGGCGCAGGTGCTAGCAATAGCGTGATCGGTGTTGCGGTAATCAATATCTTCTCAGCTAAAGGCGTCGGTCCAGGCGCCAGCCTGATCGTTGCAAAGAGAATCCGGGATTTGTACGTTAGAATCAATACATCAGGGGTTCGCTTTGATCCCCCAATAGGCCCAGAGGTGGTGGCCACGCCGTCTCCCGAAGGGTACTTTCAAACCCAGGTCCGCTTGACCTTTGAAACCTTCGAGGATCTCTAACCATGGCCTTCTATCGCGGTGAGCAAGGTTCCGTCAAATTTGACGATGCCGGCATCACCACTGCTGTTATCGCCTCCACTCGTTCATGGTCTATTACCATTGAAAAGGACGTGTTGGAAACCACTGCCCTAGGTGCCACCTATAAATCCAACATAGGTGGCTTGATTGGTGGCTCTGGCACCGTTGAACTGATCTACACTGCCAGCAGCGCAGATGAAACCAAAGCATTCATCACGGCTGCCAATACCGCAACCGATCAAGGTGTAGCATCCTTTGAGCTATTCCTTGATACCACCGGCACTAAAAAGATTAGCTTTGTTGGTTTGATTACTTCAGCAGATTACGGCGCTACTGTTGGTGAGCTTGAGATTGTTACCTGTAACTTCGTGACCACTGGCACCATTACCACCTCAACCATCTAACCATGGCATTCTTCCGCGGCGAACAAGGCACCATCTTTTTTGATAAGGACAGCAGCGGCGGCATCTCCGAAATTGCTGCCGTACGATCCTGGTCTATGACCGTCGAGAAGGACGTACTAGAGACCACTGCCCAAGGTGCTACCTACAAGGCTAATATCGGCGGCCTAGTCGCTGGTAGTGGCACCATGGAGGTGATGTATGACGCACCTAGTGCCGGCGATAAGCTGGACCTAATCAAGGATGCCAACACTGCTACCGATGAAGGCAATGCCTTTGTTGAGTTGTACCTTGATGAAACCGGCGGTAAAAAGATCACCGGTAGCATCGTGATTACTTCAGCGGACTATGGTGCTACAGTAGGCGAGCTTGAAATGGTGACGATTAACTTCACCATGAACGGCGCCATCACGACATCGATCTAATGCCTGCCACAATTCGCCCCGTTGATTTGCTTGCCGGGGCTTTTGATCTCAACCAGCGCCGCCGATTTAATATCAAGAAAGAAGATGGCAGCATTGTGCTGTCGTTGTATTTCAAGCCGATCACCCGCGCTGATCGCAAACGTGCTACTGGCTTAGCATCCAGCGAAGAGGCATTAGACATCAGCACCCAGATGCTATGTCATATGGCGGAGCTGGAAGATGGCACCAAAGCATTTGCGGCGGCTGATGCCGTTAAGCTTCAGCGCGAGCTGCCTGAATCAGTGCTAAACGAACTGGAGCTATTCCTGTTTGGGCTTGGTGCGGCTGAATCGCTAGAAGAAGCAAAAAACGACTAGAGGCCGATAGCTGGCTTTACTTTGAAATGTTTCTAGCTACTGAGCTAGGCATGACAGTAAGTCGGCTTCGGCAGGAACTCACCGATGCAGAGTTCATCCACTTTGCCGCTTACTATGAGGTAAAAGGTAAACGCGAACGCCAAGAAATGGATAAAGCAAAGCAGCGCCGCTAGACTGGCAGAAAGGTCGGTCTAGCAGTGGCTGTTTCTGTTCTTGATATTCAGGTAAACAGCCAGGGTGCTGTAAGGAATCTGCAGCAGGTCAGCAATTCATCCAAGCAGGCAGAGTCTGCGACGCAACGGCTCACGCAAGCCGCCAATGGTGTCACCCGCGAGATGCGGACTGCTGCCAATGGCATGCAGTATTTCATCGACGCAGCCGGCCGCGCACGCAAGGCCAACGGTCAGTTCGTCACCAGCACTGAAGCCGCAGCGGCTGGCATCCAAAAACAAGCCGCTGCAGCTCGCGGCGCTAGCGGAGCTATTGGCTCGCTAACAAACAAGGTAGCCGGATTGGCCGCATCGCTGGCGGCTGGCTTTACGCTGAGTCGTATTGTCAGTGATGTCAAAGAGCTTGATCGCAACATCCGCAGGCTTGGAACTGTTGGTGTTGATGTCCAGAAAATAAATCCTGCGCTAGCAACATTAAGCGAACGGCTTGGCGGTGTTGCTAGTAAAGCGGAACTTGCTGCTTCAAGTTATCAAGCGGCATCCGCTGGATTTGCTGATACCGCTGGCAACATTAAAATCCTTGAAGCCGCAACTAAAGCAGCGACTGGCGGCCTAGCAGATAATCAAGCTGTCACCGAGGTTCTTGTTAAAACACTAAATGCCTATGGCATGAGTGGAACGCAAGCATATGAGGTAACAGATAGCATTTCAAAAGCAGTAGAATTAGGTAATCAAAAGTGGAGTGATTACACCTCACAACTTGGCCGCGTAGTAAGCATGGCGGCATTGGCAGGTGTAAGTCTTGATGAGATGAATGCCTTTATTGCGGCAGCCACCAAAAATGGTACCACAGCAAAAGTGGCATTTACGGGCCTCAGTGCTGTATTAACGCAGTTGCTGCAACCTACCAAAGAAAGCAAAGATGCTGCTGCAAAGCTTAATGTCCAATGGAACTTAATGGGCCTCCAGACCAAGGGCCTTGGCGGGTTGATGAAAGAATTGGCAGTTGCTATTGATAAAGATAAGGAATCAGCAGCGCGTATGGTTGGACCTACAGAAGCAATGCGTGGTGCATTTGCTGCTGCATCAAAAGATGGTAAAGATTTTGAAGGTATTCTTAAGCAACTTGGCGATGCGTCTGGCAAGACAGATGCAGATTTTCAAACAATGAAAGGTAGCCTTGAAAATACATTCAAGGCGCTAGATACATCATTCAAAAACCTAAGTGAAGCACTAGCTAAGGCATTTGGTCCAACACTTGTTATTGTTATTCAAGATATAACAAAAGGAGTGAATGGTTTTGCTACTGCAATGAGCGCAGTTCCGCAACCGGTAATGAATGCCACTGGTGAGCTTATTAAATTTATTGTTCAGATGGTATTGGTACAAAAAGCTATCCAAATCGTTATTGCTCTTAATGCAGGAATAACTGCTTTATTTGCATCTACTGCTAGTGGCGCAACTACTGCTGGCGGTGCAGCAGCAACAGCAACTCCATTGGTAAATGGATTGGCGTTAGCACTAGGACGTTTGGCGGCATTAGGCATAATAACGGTTGGCGTTAATTATGTAAGCAATGTAGTTGGTGAAGCCATGAGCCTTAGGCAATTGCAAGAACGCCGCGCCAAAGGTGGAGCAGCAGCATCTTTTAAAGGTGCAACAAGAGAAACCGTAGTTGCAGCACAAGCTGCGCAACGCAAAAATTTAGCTGCATTAGCGAAAAAAGAAAAAGCTAGGCAGGAAAAATTAACAAAAGATAATGCTTTATATCAAGTGCCTATTATTGGACCACTTGCTTTAGCGGCAGCGTCTCCATTTATAGCAGGAGAACAAAATAAATTATTTGAGCAACAGCAATTTTCGCAAGGAGTACTTGGTCTAGATCCAAGCAAATTCAAACCCTCAACACCAGCCGCAAAGCCTACAACAACTCCACCACCCACGCCCACGCCAACTGGCGGCAGCGGAAGCAAGCCCAAGAAAGATACTGCCGCAGACGAAGCAGCACGCCTTAAGAATTCACTTGGCAGCCTTGGGATTGAATATAGCCTTAAAAAGCAAATATACGGGATTGATAACAAGATATTTGAGGCCAACTTAAGAAACGATAAATCAACAGCAATCAGGCTAGAAGGAGAAAAGAAGCTTGCCGAAATTAACGCAAGTATTGCAAAGCTAGAGTTTGATAAACTTACTCCGCTTGAAAAGCAAGGCAAGATTGCATCATTGCTAGTAGACAAAACTATTGCGCAACGTGATACACAACAGCAACTTATCACCAATCAAGTGCAAGTAGCGCAACAAGCTGAAGCCGCAATACGTCCGTTGATTGAGGAGGGTGAATTGTTGAAAGCTAAGCTTGGTGGTACGGAGCAGCAATATCAAAAAGAACTGCTAATTAGGCAGATCCTAAATGGTAACTCTAAGCTTCGCAGGGAGGAAGTAACGGCAATTGTAGAAAAAAATCAAGCATTGCAACAGCAACTAACGCAAGCCGAGCAACTCAAGTCAGTTTATTCCGACATCGGAATGACTATTAAATCTGGCGTTGTTGATTCAATCCAAGGTGCAATAGATGGCACCAAGAGCCTAGGTGAAGTTGCTGCTAGCGTATTAACTAACATTGCAAATAAGCTGCTAGATATAGCGGTTAATATGGCGCTGTTTGGTGCGATGAGCGGCACCGGTACAGGCGGCGGATTGCTTGGCGGATTGTTCAAACGTGCTCAAGGAGGCCCTGTAAGCGCCGGCACGCCGTATATGGTAGGCGAGCGCGGCCCGGAGCTGTTCATGCCTTCCAGGGGCGGCAGCATCATCCCTAACAACGCCTTAGGCGGTGGCAGCACCAACGTGGTGGTCAATGTTGATGCAAGTGGCTCCAACGTGCAGGGTGATCAAGCGCAAGGCAAGCAGCTTGGTGTTGCCATATCGGCTGCGGTTCAGGCAGAATTGGTGAAGCAACAACGACCAGGTGGTCTCTTGGCTGGTACCCGACGCTAATGGCAACATTCCCTAGCATCACGCCTACCTACGGCGCACAGAAAACAAACCAGCCCAAGGTGCGGCAGGTGCAATTTGGTGACGGTTACTCCCAACGGCTGACGGTTGGATTAAATCAAAACCCTAAGGTTTGGAGTCTTACATGGGAAGTATCGGAATCAAATGCTGATACCATCGAAACATTCCTTGATGCACGCGCTGCCGATAGCGAATCATTTACATGGACACCACCGGATGAAGCTACTGCCTATAAATGGATCTGTTATGATTGGTCTAAGTCTATCCCCTACCTAAACCGCGCTACAATTCAAGCTACATTCACCCAAGTCTTCGAGCCCTGATCCCATGAGCACCATCGTCACCCGGTCCGGTAAAGGCAGCCCGCTCACGCACGTTGAGGTGGATGCTAACTTCACCAACCTCAACACGGACAAGGCCGGTTACATCACCGGCGAAGGCGGTACGGTAACGCAAGCAACCAGCAAGGCGACTGCCGTCACGCTTAGCAAGAAGTGCGGCCAGATCACGATGAACGCTGCATCACTGGCGGCGGCTACTACGGTGACCTTCACGCTGACCAACAGCACGATTGCGGCGACTGACCTGCTGGTGTTGAATCACGTCAGCGGTGGCACGGCTGGCGCGTACTTGCTCAATGCTCAAGCAGCAGCCGGGTCAGCTTCCATTAATGTGCGCAACGTAACTGCTGGTGCATTGTCTGAGGCTATCGTGATCGGCTTTGCTGTTATCAAAGCTGTCACTGCATAAGCAATGAACTACGCTGTAACTGGCTATTGGATTGCTGGTTATGCAGTCGGTGAAGATGATCTAGTCAGTGCGTT